AGAAAGGAGTTTCATCATGGGTAAGAAACGTAGAAAATTAATGAGTCCCAAATATGCTAACAAAGCTAGGGCCTTTCGCGAAGCAGTCGAAAGAGGAAGAAATAACAATGTGCTATCAAATATCAATTTAATAGCAAACAAAGAGACGCCAACCCCTGTTGCTGTCCAAAACACAGAGAATTATTCGATAGAGGAAAATATTGAAGAGGAGCCTCAAGCGGAAGTTCCCATCCCCAACCCGATAAAACAGAAAGTTGCTCCAAATGCTTTGAAGCAGACAGCAGTGAAAAAGAGAAGAAAAGCGTCCGGACCCAAAAAAAATAATAAACCCACGCCCAGGAAAAGGCCCACTAAAAAGCCCGCGGAAGCATAAAGTATTTTTAAGTCCTAGTGTTTTGCCCAGTTCAATACTAATTATTTAGATACGGAGGGCTTATGAATGGCATTACCAATATTGACACCGGCGAGCACAATGAGCAAGGTCATCCTGCCTGTCACTGGAAGCACTGCTGATGTTAACGGATCTATCCCATACAAAGTATATTCAAATACAACATCCGGATTATATGATTTTAACTTCTTATCTGGAGCATCCGATCAAGTAACCTATGTTTATAGAAAGCTCGGCGGAGATGTTCTTGACATAGAGATAACTACGGCAAATGTCTATACTGCTTACGAAGAAGCTGTATTAGAATATTCATATATATTGAATGTACATCAAGCAAACAACTCTCTTTCATCTTATTTGGGACACACAACGGGCGCTTTTGATCATTTAGGGCAGCTCAAGAACACTGGCCAGAATGCACTATCGTCTTCGCTTTCTGGCGCACACGTCGCATTGAAGTTTCCCCGATTTGATTTTGGATATGCGCGGAGAGCCACTGAAGCCGCTGCCGCGGAAATCGGTTTAGGGAAAGGAGTCTCCGAATATTCCGCCTCGTTCGACATACTTTCAGGGCAACAAGACTACGATTTACAGAGTATAATTTCTAGTTCGGCGGCTACTGATTCAGACTTACAGTACTTTCAAAAAGCAAAAAATAAGAAAATTCTTATCAAGAAAGTATTTTATAAAACGCCTCAAGCGATGTGGAGATTTTACGGTTATTACGGAGGATTAAATGTGGTTGGAAACCTTCACAACTACGGGCAATTTTCTGATACGTCGACGTTCGAACTCATACCAGCGTGGCAAAACAAACTTCAAGCCAAGGCGTATGAAGACGCGATTTATACTCGAATGTCTCACTGGTCTTATGAATTAAAAAATAACAATTTGAGGCTTTTCCCAATCCCGCAGGGAATCATCGAAAAAATGTGGGTTCAATTTTCAATACCAACAGATCCATGGTTGGAAGAAGAATCTGGAACTAATACTGGTATTGACGGCATAAATAATATGAACACTCTACCCTTCGCTAACTTGCCCTATAAGAGCATTAACAGTATAGGCAAGCAGTGGATACGTAGATTCGCTTTGGCTCTGTGTAAGGAGATGCTAGGGCACGTAAGGAGCAAGTTTGGCGCGATTCCAATACCGGGCGAGTCCGTTACACTGAATGGGTCCGAACTAATAACTCAAGCTAAGGAAGAACAAGACAAATTAAGAGAGGAGTTAAAAACTACCTTAGCAGAAATGACTTATTCAAAGCTTGTAGCCACTGATGCTGAAACCATGGAATCCACAGCAAAAATACAAGAAAAAATTCCTTTAACAGTGTTTGTGGGGTAAGTAAAGCATGGCAAACAACAAATGGAAGCAACCACAACAGCCCCCGCCCCCCCTCTTTTTAGGCAAAAAAGAGAGAGATCTGGTAAAACAGGTCAATGATGAACTTATCGAAAGAGTCATAGGGCAACAGATAGTGTATTATCCCATAAGCGTTGAAGACACAGATTTCCATCCAGTTTATGGGGAGGCGATTCATAAGAACTTTCTTAATCCTATAAGGGTGTTCGCTCTTGTTGAATGGCAAGGCTACGAGACAGAGACAACAAATCTTGGTGTCGACAGGAAAGCCAAAATTATCGTACATTTTCACAAGAGAAGATTAACAGAAGACCAGGATCTATATGTGCGAGAAGGTGACTTTGTATTATATGGCGATAGTCATTATGAAATTGTTACTTTAAATGAGCCGAAACAGCTTTTTGGGCAAATAAATCATATGGTTGAAATTACGGCAGAATGTGTCAAGGCAAGAGAGGGCCTGTTCGATGCCAGCTAATCAAAAATTAGCTAGAACTAAGGGAGTTCCTTTTAAGCCATCTAAGATTGAGACTATTGATACCGCTATGTATAATTATTTGAACGATGAGCTAAACTTATATACAACGACCAACAAGGGATGGACAAAAGCCCCAATCGTTTGGTCATCTGCGGAAAGAATGTTCCAAAGCAAGAGAGATGACCGAGTCAGAGATGATGAGGGAACATTAATTTTGCCAATAATATCTGTGGAAAGGGCCAGTGTGATTAAATCACCAACCAAGAAGGGCTCCGTGTGGGCTAACGTATTACCAGTACGTGATGAGAAGGGGGGTTCTATCCCGGTGGCACGGAGAGTCAATCAGATAAAGACTTCAAATTTTGTAAATGCCCACTCGAAAAGAAAGAGAGGCCAAATAAACTTTCCCATTAATGTGGAAAAGACAGTATATGAGACAGTGTCGATTCCGCTGCCAGTGTATGTAACTATTACATATCAGATAACAATAAGAACAGAATATCAGCAACAGATGAATGATTTGATGGTTCCATTTGCGACCACTCCCGGCGGAATAAACTATATCTTAATAAAAGATAAGGGACACAGGTACGAAGGATTCATCAAAGAGTCGTTCGAGCACAGCAACAATTTTAGTTCTTTTGCTAGCGAAGAACGAAAACTGGAAACTAAATTAAATATTGAAATATTGGGATATCTTATAGGCCATGGCAAAAACCAAGATCAGCCCAATTTTGTTTATCGAGAAAATGCAGTGGAAGTTAAGATTCCAAGAGAAAGACTTGCTTTTGACGATGAAGTCGAGAGAGAGAACGGAAGAAACTATGGATTACCGGGTTTGAACGAAGACCCCAAAAGGTGAGGTAAAAAAAGTGTTTGGATTAAAAGAAGACAATAAAAAAAACACCCCTCTGCTTCCGACGCAGCGTCCGGATGATTATGAAAAAGTTATCCCGTTCGGACCATCGACTATAGAGAACATTGATGTAGCTATGATCGAGTATATGAATGAATTACAGCTGTTCGCTACCACTCAAAAGGGATTTGAGAAAGTTCCCGTTGTTTGGGTTTCGCCTGAGCGCAGTCTATTATCAAAAAGAAATCAAACTATTCGAGATAACTCTGGTAATTTAATTTTGCCTATCATCTCTGTCGAAAGAACGAATTTGGTCAAAGATCCGACAAGGAAAGGAACTGTGTGGGGAAACGTTCTCCCGGTGAAGGATGAAAAAGGGGGAACTATTAAAATTGCTCGGAGACTGAAGCAGGATAAGAGTTCTAATTTTGCTAATGTAGAATCTTACAGAGGTTACAAACAAATTAACTTTCCGGGACTCAAAAATAAGAAAATAGTTTATGAGACTATGACCATACCGCTCCCGGTTTATGTGACGTCGACATACGAAATTACGATAAGAACAGAATACCAGCAACAAATGAATGAAATTTTAACGCCGTTCATAACCAAGCCAGGAGCAATAAACTATATTATTTTGAGAAGATCCGGACACAAGTATGAAGGATTTATACAAGAAGATTTTAGCCAAAGCAATAACTTCAGCTCGTTCACCAACGAGGAAAGAAAACTAGAAACCAAGATCCAAATTGAGGTTTTAGGCTATTTAATAGGAGAAAATAAAAATCAGGATCGTCCGAAATATGCGATCAGGGAAAACGCTGTTGAGATTAAGATGCCACGCGAAAGAATCGTCCTACAAGAAACCCCAGAAAGGGACAATGGTAGATTTTATGGTCTCGCAGGAGTGGTTAGGCATAAACCCCCCACACCATCAGATGTGACGACGTTTGTTTTTGATAGAAATGCAGCTTCAAGCGGCGCCGCCACAACCGGAGGAACGGCGGGCACTGGTGCACCGATCACTGTAGACAATTATAATGCTCGCGGCGCCTTTGTTGAAAGTCCAAATGGCACTTTAACAACTTTTACGCTATCTATTCCGATGATATCGAATACGGAAATGATTTTTAGAGATGGAATATTGATGACGATTGGATCAGCATATGATTATACTGTAACAAACAGTACAACCATAGAATTTACTGAAGCCCCCGGGGCAAACGAGAATTTAACAATTAGTTATGTTAAGGACAATTGAAAAAAAGAAGGAGAAGAAAATGTCAGCATTAGACAAATTAATAAATTTATTGGAAAAATTGAGACAGGAAGATCCGAGCTTCCACGATAAGGCTGCGAAAGCTTTAGATATTTTAGTTGATGAAGATTCTGCCGACCAAGACGAAGTCGAAGTTCCGCCTTCCAAACCAAAATATGTTATTAAGGATGGGACATTAATATCTGGCAAGTTGGATCTCGATGATTCTTTGCCCCCTGAGCCCGAAGTTACTGAAGAAGCTTATGATTCTTATGCTGAGCTTTCTACGGAACATTTTGCTGGCATAGTTGCCATAAAAACAATTATGGCCAATCTTGTATCGACTTTAGGTTTGCTGACGCAGAACTATGAGTCAGATAAAGAGACACTGTTAGAAAGGATAGAGCAAAACAATGTAGATCTGAATAATATGATTAATAATTTGGCAAAGCTGTACAATCTAGATCCAGGTGCTGAATATGCTCTAGTTTTCCCAGACTCTCAAAAAGAAACTATGGCTTTCGTCAAAAAGGAATCTACGTAAATTAAGAAAGAAGGTCTTGGAGTTGTGATAAAGCATCTTCCTCGACTAGTTATAGTAGTATATTAGTTTGCTTAAACGAGGTTCTTATAGTGTCGGATAAAATTACCACAGACAGATTTATTACGTCTGATATAGGCATAGCTGCATACTTACAATTATGCGGCTTAAAAATGCTCGATTGTAAGAGACTCGAAACCGGTCGGTTTTACTTTGAGTTTGAAGACTTAGATGAGTGCAAAAAGAAATCCCTAGAATTTCTCAGTTCAGATTTTTGTAAGTTTGATAATAACGTACGAAATTTAAAGAAGATTTTATTTTCCTAGTTCAATTTACTTTGTTTATATCCTAGTACAAATAACTTGAATTTGCTTTTGTCATAAAGCAAATCAATAGGAGGATATATATAATGGCAAGAACAAAAATCGACGGGAGACAACTGTCTACTTCGGGCGTTAAAAGAGATAACATCGCATCCGGATCTGTCGAAATCGGACATTTAAATTTTGTTGCAATTGAAGGCGCTTCTACTTGGGGTGGTGTAATCGCCGACGGCGACGTGATAGCACTTCATGATTCTAGCGCAGATACTGTCAGAGGCATTGAAGCCTCAGATCTCAAGGACTACATTAACAGTGGCTCCACTGTCGGAGGCACTTCCGGCTCCTTGCAGTTTAATTCTGCCGGATCCCACGGCGGCATCCTGGATTGGAAGAGCGATGGCCTTTCTATTACAG